TCACTTTTTCTGATTACCCACCACCGGGACAATTTTCACTTTTCGGTCATAAATTGCTGTCTGGCTAGAGTTTTTATGTCCGGATATTGCCTGTTTTTCAACGAGAGAACCTTCAAGATCTGAAATCCCTTTCGCTTTCAAATCGTGAAATGTGAAATCAATGTTCATGGCAGGATTAGCAGCCTTGGCCGCCAGCTTTGCATTTCGCCATTTAGAGTTAAAACCATCACGCGTGTATCTGTTGCCGTTCTGCTGATGTATCACGTAGGCGCTAGCGATACCGGTGGAAATGGGTACAGAGTCTGCCAGTGCCACGGCCGCGCGTAATCTATCCGACCATGCCTTAATCTGCTTGGCTCCCGTCTTTCCTTGGCAGATATAAATTCCGTCTTCCAATATTTGGTTGCGGGTTAATGCAAGTACATCTCTTTGCCTGGCGCAACAGAGATAAGCCAGTTCCATTACTGCGCGAACCATGTCCGGCGCAGCCGCAAAAACAGCGGCATACTCGGCATCAGTAATATATCGTTCTCGACTTTTTTCTTTATATTGACGAACTCCTTTGCATGGATTTCCTTTCACATACCCACGCTCGTAACCCCAGCCAAATACGCGCGACATGAAGGTTTTTTCCCGGTTTGCCTGTGTCTTGCTTTTTAATCCACGCTTATCCATATACCTTTGTACGTGTTCTGGCCTAATATCATTAGGCTGTACATCGCCGAATACAGGTATTAATTTTCTTGCATACTTATGATAATCCTTCTGAGTTTCAAATGCTAAATCGGTAAATTCTGCTGATATTAAGAAACGGCCTACCAGTTTCTTAAATGTATCATTATCCTTCTGTTGCTCAATATATTTTTCATATTCCGCCCAAACAACAGACTGCGTACAATCGAGAGAACATAGTCTTATCACACTGCCATTATGGTGCTTGAATTCATAGGCGGAGCGGCCGCGATAGACTCGCGGCGGCATCCAATTGTCATCAGAGTTTTTTCTTTTTCCGGTCATTATATTGCTTCGAAATTTGGTTCTTTAGTTGTTGATTTATGCTGTCCACGGTTAATGTATTTCACAGGGTTCATAAAATGCCCCCATGTTGTCTTTGGGTGGCCATCCGGGCGTTTAATGAAGAATATTCCGGCGCGATATAATGCCTCACATTGTTTGGATTTATAATGATGGCCAGTAAGTTCGATCATTTCTTCCTTAGAGATTATGACGTGGTCGTTTCTCATGCTGGTTCTTCCTCGATTTAATCACCCTCATGATCGCTTTGTTGGTCTAGCGATACTTTAGGATGGAAGCACTTTAATAATTTTTCACAGACAGCCAGTAGCCATCCTGATAAGTTGCGTGTTGATTTAGGGGAAGGGGTTATTTAGGGATGGGTGATGCAGTCCACATATGCATTTATGAAGACTTTGGCCGCTTCCGCGTTGAGGGCGTTGCCGTAGGCGCGCAGTCGTCCCACTCTTGCGGAAGCCCCATCAGCCAGCGGGAATGTGCCGGGTTCAACTGGCCGCCACTTTTCATCTCTGCAAAAGAGCCAGTCAGCATCTCGCCAGAAGCCGTTAACCTGACTGGTATCGATAGACAAGCAAAGTCTTGTAGATTCGATTGCCTCCCAGCTTCCTTTCTTTTCAGTACCTTTTCCCAATTTTGATAGGCATTCTTTATGTTGCTGGCGTTGGGTGTTGGCCAGCCCGCTAACCTTGCCGCACCGCCGAGGGTTGTTCCTCTCTTCGGAGCATGTGCAACGGCCGTTGATCCCCTTACCTGGTTGTTGTCGATGGTTGTCGGTGTTGGCCAGCCGGTCAGCCACACCACTTGCCCCAGCAGCACATTCAGCGGCACGTTTTGGCATTCCTTCCCATCTTTCCAGTCTCGTGTGGTGGGTGTGGGCCACCCAGTAGGCACGGTCTCGGATATGCGGCGCACCGACGCCCGCAGACGGGAACGGGACAAGCCCAAAGGCGTAGTCCATTGCTTCCAAGTTAGTTTGTACAAGGTCGAACCAAGCGTTCGCGTTACCGCTTGCAACCTGCTCGCCAAAGATGCACTCAGGGCGGCACTCGCTGATGAGCCAGTGAAACGCAGGCCACAGGTGCCGTTCGTCATCAAACCCATGGCCTTTGCCTGCCGCGCTGAAAGGCTGGCACGGACAAGAGCCTGTCCAGACGCCGATCCCGGCGAAGAAATGGCACTGTGTGTAGTTTCGTAAGTCATCGGGTTTTACATCCTCAATCGAGCGTTCATCGACATCGCCCGGTGCAATATGCCCAGCAGCAATCAGGTTGCGTAGCCACTGCGCGGCGTAGGAGTCGATCTCGTTGTAGTAGGCACTCATTTGCAACCATCCAACTTCGGTGCTGCTGCGAGCATGGCAGCGTAGATAGTGTCGTGATGCACAAAAATGTAATCATCATCGTCAAACGTGACGTCGATAGAGTTCATGGCAGCCGCTATCATTTCCGTTGTCGGGACAAGTGGCACTACTACGCAACCCTCCGGAATTTCCGGATAGTTGCTTTCATCGTGGCGATTTGCGACCACATCCACAGCGTCCCTAAAACCAAACCAGTTACTCCATTCTGGTCGCTCGCCTGTAGCGGCTTCAAACATGTCAGACAGTGCATCCTCTGCATGGTCACGTTCCTCAATCAATTTTGTCTCGCTCGCTTCTAGCTCGGCGATACGTGATAGCAGTGTTGAGACGTACTCTTGCGGGTAAAGCGGGATTGTTGGATCATTGTCCATCGCTATTGCTCCAGTCTTTATCCCATACTGCATAGGCGTGGTCTTCGTCGACTTCTACAGCGCCAGTACTACCACAGATGATAACGATGTATTTATCTGTCATGGTGCTTACCTGGTTTTTCGGTCAGGTCGTCCACACATTCCCGCGCCGCCTGCTTATAGTCGTCTGCCACTGGCTTACTCAATTCGAGCAACTTATGTTCGCACAACGCAGCGACTACATCGCTATAACTGAGCCATTCCCCATTGGGGTCTGCGCATACACCGCAATCGACAGAATAACGCTCAGGTAATGGCACCGGCGTAGCCAGCCTTGCCTCTAGTGACTTGGCATATTCACTCATTCCCCTAGCTGTCCAGCCACCATCTATGGCTAACTGATCTACCCCCTCCGTAATTCGCTCAAGCTCAGCGATGCGCCTATATTTCCCTTTCAGCTCTGCCAGCAGGGCGGATACGTACTCTTGCGAGTAGTACCTTTGCCGCGAGGGTAATCCTTGCTGCATGGTGTATAGAGGGTTTCACCCGTTCCTCGATCAACACAACGTAGGTATAACGGCTTACTCAGATCGCTCATCTTATTATCCTCATTTACCGAGCTTTTCGGTGAGTTCGGCCACGCACTCCCGCGCCGCCTGCTTATAGTCGTCTACGGCCTTGCCGGTATACTTGACGTCTACAGCCCGCTCAAAAGCATCAAGGGTGTCGAAAAAGCACCCGGCAGCGATGCGGATCTCTTTGCCTGTCCACGCTGCAAAGACGGTGCGGCCTGAGCGGCCACACCCTTTGCGATATGCGATGTTGCTTATAAGCTCTGGGTCGAGATAGAGCGACCGGCAGCGCGGTGATGCTGGTGTAGCCCAGGTCGAGGCCGCCCCCCACAGTGATATGCCCATTGTCTGATACGGTATGCTGGATGCCTTTTTCAGTAAGGTGACTAATTAAATCAAACATTTTTATTATCCTTTAACAAGGATGATCCAGTGAGTTTTGTCGGCTTTTCCGGTTCGCTGCCAAATAGTTGGTTTCTGGTCGGTCAGAGCGATAATCTGGCTGACGGGTATTTGCGTTTCGTTCCATTTGAAGATGAGCGTGCCGTGTGGCCGCAATACTCGAAATGCCTCAGAGAATCCCCTATGGATATCGTCGCGCCACGTATCACGGTTAAGGGCACATATTTCTTCCGCATCCAGCTTTTCTCGCCAGCGTTGACAAGGTGTGGTGGGTCAAAGACGACTTGCCAAAACGAGTTATCGGCAAAGGGTAACGCCTGGAAGTCGGCGATAACGTCAGGGTGAATATGCAGTGCGCTGCCATCACATAATGTGTGCTGCTCTGAACGCATGTCGGCGAAGAGTGCTCGCTCATCTTGCTTGTCGAGCCAAAACATACGAGAGCCACAGCACATGTCGAGAATGGTTTTCTCTACCATTAGTAACAGCCCTCTACCATCCACCGCCGACACCCACTGCCAGAGCGGCGTTGTGTGATGAGTCCAAAGACACATTGAGGCGGATAGTCGTGTTGGGCGAAGTTTTGTACTGGATACCCCCTGCAAGGGCATTAGCGTTCTGGTAATTTCCTACCGCGACGCCGTAGGAAAAGCGGTTGCTGGCCACATAGGAGATCGAGGCTATCGCCGCTATACCCGCAATCCCGGCGTGCAGTCGCTTCTCCGCCCGCTCGATACGCATGTTTAGCTGGCTGAACTTGTTGATCTGCGGTAGCCCGCCATGTTCAGCCGTAGCCCTGGTGCCAACGGCAACGGAACCTTGCCCCTGTGGGCCAGCATAGAGTGCTATAGACTCTGTACCTATGGCGACGCCGAAGTTGGCTTTTTCAGTCGTGGCACCCTGTCCGATGGAAACTGCGTAGTAACCTCCTTTTGCGTCATTCTCAACGACGACATTCTGCTCATCAGCCGCCACGTTCTCACCAAGAGTGACGGCACAATAGGCAGAAGTCGTCATGACAGCACAGACAAATCCCGCTAAGATAGTTAGCGTTGTTTTCAAATTCATTGATATATTTCCTGTATGGATTTGGTTTCGAAAATGACAGGCGTGAGGTGCGGTAACACTTCACGCCACTTTATTTCTCAGTCTCAAACGTTTGTCGTAAATACATTTGGCCGTGCGACCCGTTTTTTCAGCAATCTCCTGATTGCTGTACTGCCCCGATGTGATTAACGATAATTCTTCATCAGTCCATGGCTGTGCCTTTTTGCTTGACGTAAGTCTGACGCCCAAATATTCTACCTTGGAATGAATAGCGCTAGGTGACCGTTCAAGCTTTTCGGCAATAATATGGACGGGCATAGTGCCAGCCACTTCGCACAAGAATTGGATCTCGTAGGGTTCCCAACGTTCTTTTTGCATTTATGCTGCCTCACTGGCGTAGTGCTTAATGATTTCAAGCTCCTTCTCCAAAAAAGGCTTTTATTTCCGATTCAATTTCGATAACCAACTCATCGTCACGAATAATGCGCTTCTGGAAGTAGGCCAAATCAGGGGGAAGTCGGTCGTCGTAACTGATGAAATCGCACCATTTCCTGTCGGTACATATCATCTGTGCGTGCATCTGGAGGAGATACTGACGCTTGGGTTTGCCGGACTTGATGGTTTCAAGGTGCGTCCACGTATTTCTATGAGTCCATCATCATTCACCAGCCCATCCGGGCTTGCGCCAAATCCTTCGATAACAGGGTGGGGTATAAAGCCCACTTCAGAGACCTCAGCATCGAATTGGTTAAGCAGATACATTTCACGGGCAACCGGCTCTAACTCATTTCCACGCCGCATGGCGCTGTTGGAATATCCTTCTTCCCGTGTCCCAGTCAGACGCTGGCAGATAAGTTCTGCCATGTAATTCTGGCGGCTGGCACTGTACCCAGATTTAGTACGCGCCATGACATCAGCCAGACTGCTGGCCGTGACCTTTCCGCAGCACTTTCACTTTTCAAGCTCAATTCGTAGAGGCGTTTTTTCTCAACGATGCCGATGATTTCACGTTGCTCATTGGTCAGGCCGAGCCAATGACTTTTAAATGCCTCCATGCCCCTTTTGGCCTCAGTTTCAGCGGCACTGATAAGGTTTGGACGCTGGTCATTTGATTCTTTTCCAATATGAACCTCTGCTGGGGTTCCTTCGATGATCCGCTCAGCTTCATCGGTATCGAAAATACCGGCAAAAACAAACGCCAGCCTTGCACACTGGATCATCGCCTTGTGGCGCAACATGCGCTTGGGATGGGAGTTCCACGGCTGTGTAGTGCGTTTACATTCGCTCAT